GGTGGGTACCTTGTCTACGAGAAGGATTCTCGTAGGTATCACTTCATAACATTTGTATATAACCGAGCCAGGATTAACGGCTCCCACAATCTCACGAATGTGTCTTGATTGTAAGCAAGTAATACGCTTATGTTCAAGTGCTATAGTTCCAGGCATGTGAATGCCTGAATCGTCATTCTCCCACGGGGGCACAAGATAACGCTCTTCTTTTGGAATTGTGTTAATCAAATGTGCAATGGTCGACTGTATCTGGATTCCAGTATACGTAGACCAACGAATGAGACGGTTTATTAGTGATATGCGTTCCTGCACTGTAGAGATATTCTCACAGTAAACAGGCCGAACAGGATATCCATCGAGCCAATCATGGCCACAGGATTCCCTGAAGTGTCCCGTATGGAACGACTTTTTCTCATTAACAGTAAAACCACATTTATTAAGTACACCCTTTGTAAGGTTGTACATGTGGTTGCGAACGATTATATCGTCGCCAAAAACAGCGTAAGATTTGCCATTTTTGTTACTATCTGGATTGCCGGACACATTGTGTACAGCTTGTACCAGGGCCGCAAATATTAAAGTTTGCAATGGGAAAGTAAACCCATTCCCCATGGTTGACATACACTCAAGTTTCATACGAAAGTTGCCCATAAATGGGACAACCATGTAGTCAGACCTGAGTAATTCAAACCATTCCATCCATCTACCGAGGTAAACAAATAGACGCCTAACCAATTCAACACAGATCGTGTCGCTAGCAGACACCAGGTCTATTGTACAGTAGGTACCATACAGAGAGCCTAGCATCGCAAGAGAGCGATTAATGTCAGGTTGCTTCGTTGGGTCTAAGTCAATAGACGACAAAACAACGCTTAACTGATTGGCAAGAGATTTCTGAAACATCATGTTTAATGATGCTTCAGTGCAAATCATGCGGTCAATTTCGAAATTTTTCGGAACGGTCCCAAAAAGGGAATCAGTCTGATAATTATCGTGGTGCCCATGTACTGTGAAACGATTTCTTTCAGTTTCATAGGCAAGCTTGCTAAATGTTGAGCAAATACGCCACAACTTCATGATAGATGGGCTTGTAGCCGTTAGAGGAGAGGTACCTACCTTATGGTAGAAATCCTCCCACACTGTCCCGAGCGAACTGCCGGGACCCGGGCGAAGACCATCATTGATATCACTGAGAGTAGGACCCTCAGCAAGACCACACCGATCAAAACAGTTATACAAAACCACTGAGGCTTCGTTAATAACTGTTGCAAATACATCATTGCCTAGATAATGGAATTCTTCGGCAAAGTAATGATTCATCTCGGCAGCTTTTTTATTTGCTGCTTGAAATTTATCAAAAGCTGCACGCTTCCGGTCATCATCGCTGATGAGCGTCGTGTGTGTAGCATTCCCCTGGAACTTACTATAAAATGCGAGCAATTGAGCCCACATTGAGTAGCGAAGCACCGGTTGGAATTTATTTGCAACTCGGACTTTCAACGCCGCTATCCGGTCTAAGACCGGTAGCGACATAATAAAGCCGAGTTCTTGACCAGTTTCAAAAGGAACATTCCTCTTGATGTCATGAACAAACTGGATAATTGTTCTGTCAAAGAGCGATGTACTCATCTTAACTCCAATTACATTTTAAAGGAGGACTAAAATAAGGGGATTAACCCAAATCCTCGTCCGTTTTGTGGAAGTTTGTTTCTACAGTTGCTGCTAAAGGATTAGATACAACGAAACCCTGAGCAGCCAGCGCTTCATCAAAGTCAAATACCTCTGACCCGAATTTCTCCGGGTTAAGCATAGGACCTACGATAAAGCAGACGATTTTAAACAATACGTCAAGCTGTTCTGCAGGCAGTCGCTCATTTGCATCCACCACAATATCGAGTGATCTCCTTGGAGAATCGCTGATAAGTATGGAGTGTGTAAAAGAACGATCAACAAACTTAGGATTACCTGGACTATCCACGTTGACC